GAGCCGACCCGCCAGGCCCTGCGCGACTGGGCGGCCGAGGTGGTCGGCCCGTGGGACAGCGTGGCTGGCGACGCGTTCGCCCCGGCCGTGTTCAACCCGGCCGGCGATGAGCCGTGCGTGGTCATGATCGTGGGCGGGGCTGAGGTGGCCGAGTTCCATGAGACCGCCCTCGCTGACGTGAGCGAGTTTTTCGCGCTGCCCGACCAGCACCAGCCCTACATCCCGCACGTCACCCTGGCCTACGTGACGCCGGACGGGGCGCCCGGCGTCGGTGCGATCGACATTGACGAGCTCGGCCGCACTGGCCCCATCACCTTCGACCGCCTGCGTCTCGCCTTCGGGGGCGAGGTGTTCGACGTGCCGTTCGCTGAGCCCGGCGGCGCGTCGGATGAGCTGGCCACGGTTGCTGAGACGCAGGACGAGCCGTCGGACGTCCGGCTTGAGCCAGCGCCGGCGACCGTGGCCAGCGCCAACCCGGACCGCGAACTCTTCGACGGGTGCCTGCGATGCTTCCGCCTCGCGCATCATGGAGAGTGCGCCCGGTCGGCGCTATGATCACGGCACCGACCGGGGGTGACCATGCAGCCAGACTTTCCGCCTGAGGATGACCCCCAGGTTCTACAGTCCGAGTTCGACGTGCCTGATGTCGACGGCCTCGCCGACGACGCGCTCAACGGTGACAGCGTCGAACTGTTTGACGTAACAACGATGCTGCCGGGCACGCCCTGCTACGGGGTGGCCTGCGTCGAGGGCATCCCGGACGGCTCGACCCCGCAGCGCATGTGGGCGCCGGGCTCGCTGGTCTTCGCGCCGACCCCGTTCCCGCTCAAGTTCCAGCCGGCCGAAGATGACGGTCACAGCGGCTCGATGGTGTCCGGACGCGTCGACGCCATGTGGCGCGACGGCGCGCTGATCCGCTGGATCGGCGTCATGGACTCGGCCGGCGTGGTCGGCCGCGAACATGAGCGGCTCATCGGCGGCAAGTTCATGACCGGCGTCTCGATCAAGGCCGACGACCTGGACGAAGCGGACGTTGAGTACATCTACCCGGCCGGCCCGGACCCGTCCGACGAGGTCGAGGTGGACGGCGAGGTTGTCGAAGACGTCGAGGGTGAGGCCGATTTCCACTACCCCGGCCGGCACAACCAGGCCACTCACGGGCACGGCGCCAACGGCAAGGGCAAGGCCAGCAACCGCCAAAAGGCGGCGGCGGCCAAGCGCATCAAGGCCCGGGGTGACAAGTTCCTGAGCGGTGAGCGCTCGGTCGACGGCGCCGTAGTGGCCGACGGCGCCGAGATGATGGACATGCCGCGCCCCAGCATGATCATTTACCACCACGGGCGGGTGCGAAGCCTGACCGGGGTGGCCGAGGCCGCGTTCATCGAGTGCACCGTTTCGCTGGGTGAGTCGCCGTTCAGTCCGCCGATGGTGCCCGAGGCATCCCCGCTGGCCGAGCTTGAGGCCCTGGCCATCGAGGCCGAGACGCCGGTGCCCGTGGCCGTTCCGCTGGTGGCGGCGGGCTACACCATCACCATCCCGCAGCTGTGGCCCGAGTCGTGGTTCTCCGAGCCGAGCCCTGCCGAGATGGCCATGGTCGCCGGCGGCGCCATCCACATCACGCCCGAAGGCCGGGTCTGGGGCCTGCTGGCGCCGGACGGCGTCAACCACCGGGCCTACCGGGCCGGCCCGCGGGCACAGTACGCGCCGCGCGGCATCGACTACTCGGAGTGGCAAAACAAGGCCTGCATCGTGGCCGGCGCCGACGGCAACGCCTACAAAATCAACGCCGGCACGGTCACGTTCGGGTGCGGCCACGCCAGCCCGGTCGATCCGCGCCGGGCCAACCCAGCCTGGGCGGCCGAGCACTACGAGAACAGCTGCTCGGTGGCCATGCGCGCCCGGGTCGGCGAGAACCGGTTCGGCACCTGGTTCGCTGGCGGCCTCAACCACGGCCTGACCGCGTCGTCCCTTGAGGAGATCATGGGCTGCGCGCTGTCGGGTGACTGGCAGGGCGGCAAGCTCAAGGGCGCCCTGCTGGTGCCGGTGGAAGGCTTTCCGGTCGCGGTCACCGCGTCGGTGCGCGAAAAGATGGGCACGCTCGTCGCGTCGTCCGTCCCGATCCGCTTCGACGCCCCGCCGCCGCCGCCGAGTTACGACTGGGTCTTCGACCTGGTGGCCAGCGCCACCGGCCGCGGGCCGGCCGCCATCTTCGACGAGCTGGCGGCCGAGCGCTTCGACGAGCTCGCACGGGAACGGGGGTGATTCAGATGGCATGTGGATGCGGCCAGGTACCCGTCGGTACTCCCCCTCCGCCCGCGCCGCCCACCACGGGTATCGAGGGCGAGACCGGCGCGGCACAGTAAGTAGTCAGCACACCTGATGGCGCATTTCGATCACGACCGTCTACCATGACCAGCAACGCGAACTCCGGGTGCAGCTGGAGAGACCGAACACGATCAGCGCAATGATCCTGTCGTTTCTCACACGGGGGCATCCATGCCGAAGAACCCAGCCGCGGGCACCGGCAATGACGGTGCCTCCTACAGCCTGCCCGAGCTGGACGGCCTGACCGCCGACCAGCTCGGCGAACACCTCGCCGACGTCAACGGGCGCCTTGACACCATCCTGGCCAAGCGCGACCCGGCCGACCTGCCGACTCTGGGCGAGCTGCGCACCGCGCGGCAGACCATCATGGCCCAGCAGGGCAAGGTCGCCGCCGCGCAGGCCGAGATCGACGCCCAGTTCGACGAGATCGCCGCCGAGATGGCCGAGCCGGCCGCCGACGCTGACGCCGAGGTCGTCGAGGGCGAACTGATCGACGCCAACGGCACCGCGCAGGCCCCGGCCGCCGCGCCCGCCGCTGCCGCTCCGGCCACCCCGCAGCTCGTCACCGCTTCGGGCCGGCCCGCTGGCGGCGCCGTTACCGCGTCCCGCGAGACCGGCGGCCTGTCCGGCGGCGCGAACCGCCTCAACCCGAGCCTGTCCGGCGCCCGCGCCGCGGCCCCGGCCGTTGAGGCGCCGAGCCTCGACGAACTGGTCATGACCGCATCGGCCCACTCGGGGGCGGCCAAGCTCAACATGGGCGACCGCATCGGCGGCATCCGCCAGCTCGGCGACCTCGTCGAGGACCGGGCACGCGGGATGGCCGACGCGCAGGGCTTCCGCCAGGCGGCCCCGGGCAACACGGCCTTCCAGCACCAGGCCCGCCGCCATGACGCCCCGTACGGCGGCACCATGGTGGCCTCGATCCAGAACAAATTCGACACCGTGCTGCACGACAAGTCGAGCACCGAGGCCGTGCAGGCCTACGTCGACAAGCTGTCCGCCCAGCGCTCCGGCTCGGCCTTCGAGTCGCTGGTGGCGGCCGGCGGCTGGTGTGCCCCGAGCCAGATCCGGTACGACTTCTTCAACATCGCCGGCCAGTCCGGGATGATCGACCTGCCGACGTTCGGCGTCGAGCGGGGCGGCATCCAGTACCCGATCTCGCCGAGCCTGGCCGACACGTTCAGCCCGGCCCTGCCCTGGTACACCGCGTTCAGCAACGCCACCGTGCCGTGGCTCTGGACCGAGGGCGACGACATCCTGGCCGTGACCGGCTCCCCGACGAAGCCGTGCATCCGGGTGCCATGTTCGACCATGGATAACCGTCGGCTGGAGTGCTACGGCATCTGCCTGACCGCCGGCAACCTGGCCGACAACGCGTGGCCGGAGTCGACCGCCAACTTCATCAAGCTCCTGATGTCGGCGCACTACCACGCCAGCAACGCGCGCTACATCTCGACGATCGCCGGGATGGCCGTCGCAAACGCCGGCTGCACCGCCACCGGTTCGGGTGCGGCGGCGCCGCTGCTGTCCACCGCCGAGCTCTCCGCGATCGACTACCGGGCCAAGTACGGCATGGCCCGCACCGATGTCATCGAGTGGGTTCTGCCCGAGTGGGCGCTGGGCCTGGTCCGAGCCGACCTGGCCAAGCGCACCGGCGTGGGCGACTTCATGAGAATCCCGGACTCCGAGATCGCGGCCTGGTTCGACGTGCGCGGCATCCGCGCCCAGTTCGTCCAGGACTACCAGGTGCGCGCGGCCGGCCAGCCGGGTGCGAGCACGACGGGCGGCATCACCCAGTACCCGAGCACGCTCAAGGGCCTGATGTACGCGGCCGGCACGGTGGCCCGCGGCAACGGCATGAACCTGGACCTGGGCGTGGTCCGCGACTCCACCCTGAACGCGCGGAACGACTTCACCGCGCTCTGGATGGAGGAGTGCCACCTCATCGCCAAGTTCGGCCACGAGGTGCGCGAATACACCGTCAACGTCTGCCCCGACGGCACCACCGGCGCGGCCGACCTGACCAGCTGCTGCCCGTAAGGGCAGGGCGGCGCGAGTCCGCCGATAGAAAGTCGCAGTCACGTGAAGCGAACGAAAGGGGGTGGGACGACATGGCCGGTCCACGCATGCTGATTCCGCCCCCCTCGTTTGACCCGCGCAACTTCGGGCTGCTGTCGGTGGTGCAGGCCCGCTACGACGAGCCGGACGCGCACTGGCGCAACGGCGGCACGTGGCAGGACATCTGCGGGCTGGGCGGCTCAACGTTCGACCCGAACTGTCTGACCGCCACTTCCATTCCGGTGTCGGGCGCTCCGGCTCCGGCCAAGGTCGACAACATCGACTGGAACACGTACGGCGCGACCCCGTTCACGGTCGTGGCCGAGGTCGACTGCTCGCCGGTGGGCTACAGCCAGGAAGAGCAGCGGGCCCGCGCCGTTGACGCCCTGACGCGCACCGAGGCCTACCAGGTTGAGTACGCGTTCTGGACCGGCACGGCCGGTGGGGTGACCAACCGCGTCTATCCGCACCTGGCCGCGACCGAAGCCGTCTACGACGGCGGGCTCTACCCGATCGTCCAGATGCAGTGCGCGGCGCTGCAGGTCACCGGTACGACCATACTCGACATCATCGAAGGTCTCGGCCGCATCGAGGCCGCCCTGGCCGCCTGCTACCAGGGCAAGGGCGTCATTCACGTGCCCGTGCTGCTGGCGACGCAGATGTTCCAGTGGAACCTCGTCAAGGCCGACGGTGCGCAGCTGCGCACCCAGTCCGGCAACCTGGTGGCCATCGGCGGCGGCTATCCCGGCACCGGACCGACCGGGGCGGCCATCTCCAACGCCCTGTGGATCTACGCCACCGGCCCGATCTTCGCCTACCGGTCAGCGGCCGAGACGTTCAAGTTCTCGGAGATGCTCGACCGCACCACCAACACGCTCAAGACCATCGTCGAGCGCACCTACCTGCTGGGCTACAGCTGCTGCTGTCTCCCCGCGGTCCCGATCAGTGTCGGCGGCGACGTCACCGGCCAGCCCCTCTCGGCGTTCTAGGAGTAGCCAGTGGCAACCGCCCTTGTCTGCGCCAGCCCCATCGAGGGACTGGTCATGCGGATCACGAAGCTCAACGCCTGCGGCGTGGTCGTCACCGGCGCCACCGCAGCACAGTTGATCCTGGACGGCTTCACCGAGGTCACCCCATCGCCGCAGTACGACACCGGCGACCGGGTCATCACGCGCAAGGCCAACGGCACGATCTGCCAGAACTACAAGCAGCCCGACCAGTACACCAACGACGAACTGACGATGAACTTCTGCGTCTGGAACCCGGCGTTGATCCCGCTCGCCATCGCGGGCCGGCTGCTCACCTCGACGCAGTCTCCGACCGGCACCGGCTTCGCCCGGGGTACCTGGTCGAATGCTGCGATCCTGGCCGCGCACTGGTCGCTGGAGATCTGGCAGGCCCCGCCGCAGTCGTGCGACGCGTCCGGCACGGTGCTCTACCCGTACCACGCATGGCCGCACATCGCGAACGGCAAGATCGGCGACTTCAACATCAACCTGGACGCCAACATTCTGCAGATCATGGGCGACACGATGGACGCGTCGCCGCTGTGGACGCTGGGCGACTCCTACCTGGGCACCGGCCAGGTCGTGCAGGGCGACCACCACCTGTACAACCTGTCCTCGACCGCACCGCCCACGGCGGCCTGCTACCTGTACTAAGATCGGCTCGCAAGGAACCGCGCAGGGACAATCAGGGCAGGCTGGCCACGGGGCGGCCTGCCCTGATCCGCACCAGGGGGAAGGCTGAGGTGCTGCGATGACGAGCCCCACCCCGACCCGCGGGCCCTGCCTGGCGTGGGACCCGATCTGGTGCTGCGACCTGACCAGCGACGGCGCGGCCGCGCTGACCGGGACGGCCGTCATGGCCGCGACGGAGATCCTGTACAACCGCAGCGCCCAGCAGTTCGGGCTCTGCGAGTTCACCGTGCGCCCATGTCGGGCCAACTGCAACGACTTCGCGGGCTGGGCCGGCGGCTGGGGCCTGGGCGGCGGCGGATTCTGGTCGGGAGGGTTCTCGTCCTGGCCGCAGCCCGCCCTGATCGGCGGCAACTGGTACAACCTGACCTGCGGCTCGTGCTCGGGCACCTGCTCGTGCACGCCCATCTCCGAGGCCTACCTGCCATCCCCGGTCGCCTCAATCACGCAGGTCAAGCTCAACGGCGAGGTGCTGGCCGCGTCCGGCTACCGCGTCGACGACTACCGCAAGCTGGTGCGGCTGGGCGGCTTCACCTGGCCCGAGTGCCAGGATCTGACGCTGGCCGACACCGAGGACAACACGTGGTCCGTCACGCTGCAGGTCGGCCAGGAAGTGCCCACGATCGGACGAATGGCCGTCGGCGAGCTCGCCTGCATGATCATGTCTTCGTGCCTCGGTGAGGCCTGCGCCATCCCGTTCAACGCCACAAGCGTCACCCGCCAGGGTCTCACCATCGACTTCCCCACGATCTATGACCTGCTCGACCGCAAGCTGCTCGGTCTGTGGGCCTGCGACCTCTTCGTCTCGACGTACAACCCGCGCGGCCTGACCACCCGGCCGCAGGTCTACGACGTCGACGGCGAGATCAACCGCCGGACGACCTGGCCATGAGCACGATCTTCGCCGGCGCCATCCCGCCCAACGAAGGCAACTTCGGCGGCGTGACCGGCCTGGACTTCACGGTCAACCACACCGGCGACGTCGACGGCATCTGGTGGTACCAGCCCACCGGCTCGGCCGCCGCCGTCACGCCCGGGCTCTACGACACGCAGACCCAGGCCCTGCTCGCCACCGCGCCCGCCGCGGTCGGCCTGGCCGCCGGCGCCTGGTCGCTGATCCCGCTGACCACGCCGGTGGCGCTGACGCCGGGCACCGTCTACACCGCAGCCTGCTACCAGAACAATCGCATCGCCTGGTACCCGAGCGCGGTCGACGACCTCTACATCTTCAACTCCCCATTCACCGTCATGAACCAGGGCGGCCGGGTCCAGGCCGGCGGGGCGCTGGCCTTCCCCGGCAATTTCTTCCGGGACGCGTACGCGGTGGACGTCAATTTCACCGCCACCGAGCCCTGCGAGCCGTGCCCGCCCTGCCCGCCGACCAACGGGTTCTTCATCAACCTGACCGCGCCGGGCTTCATCAACGTGGTGACCGGGGTGGGCGCCTGCGTCATCGAGGCCTTGGGCCAGACACCCGCTGGTGCCCCATGCCGCCAGTGCCTGCTGCTGCCCACCCAGACGATCCCGTGGGACAACTGCGGCCCGTGCGACAACGCCAGCTGTAACGGGCAGATCGCGCTGGCCATCCGCGAGGTCTACGGCAGCGGCCAGTTCCCGCAGCCACTCAACGGGGCGTCGTGGCGCAAGTGCCAGCACCGCTACGAGATCGTCCGGGCAACGGTGTCAGTGACGCGCTGCGTGCCGACCATGGACAGCAAGGGCAGGCCACCGACCTGCGCCGCCGAGCTGGCCGCCGCGGTCACCCTCGAGAATGACCGTACCGCGGTCCGCCAGGCCATCGCCTGCTGCCTGAGCGCGGCCAACCTGGCCACCCCGTACTGGGTCTCCGAGTGGATGCTGGGCGGCAGCGTCACGGTGGGCGAGCTCGGCGGGTGCTCGGGCGTCGAAACAGAGTTCTTCGTCGGCGTGCAGTCCTGCCTCTGCCCGAACTGAGGCCGTTGTGGCCCAGGTCAACATCACGCACCGACTGAACATGACGGCCGTTCACGCCCTGCTGACCGGCCCGCGCGGCGGGGTGGCCCAGGACATGCTGCGCCGCGGTCTGCTGGTCGAGACGCAGGCCAAGCGCAACCTGGGCGGCATCGGCGGGCCCAAGCGCGTCGACACCGGGCGGCTGCGCGCATCGGTGAATACGCAGCTGGTGACGCGTGACGGCAAGCCGGTGGCCGTGGTCGGAACCAACGTCTACTACGCCCGGTGGGTGCACGACGGTACCGGCCTGTACGGGCCGGCCCACCGAGTGATCAAGCCCAAACGCGGCAAGTACCTGCGGTTCCGCCCGGGCGGCCGGGGGCGCTACGTCTACGCCAGGTCGGTCAAGGGCATGGTGGCCAACCCGTTTCTGCGCAACGCGCTCCCAGCCGCCCGCGGCTGACCTACTTACTCCCCGTCCCCCTTGTTGCGCTCGGCTTCCTGGCGCGCGGCCTCTTCGCGCTGGATCCGCTCACGGGCCTCGGTCTGCTCTCTGAGTCGCTTCAACATCTCTTCGGAACTCTCGTCAGCCATGGTCATTTTCCTTTCTTCGTGTTGTTGTCTGCGGCGTCCTCGGCCGCCCGGCGTGCATCGCGTTCGCTCTGGCGCTGGGCCAGCGCGTCGCGCTCCCGCTGCAGTTCTGCGCGGCGGGCCTCTTCGTCGGCGCGGCTCATCGGCCGTTGTTGCGCCGGTCGAAGTCTTCCTGTCGCGCCCTCTCGGCGGCGCGCTGTTCGGCCACACGGTCGGCGGCGCGCTGCACCTCGGGGTCGGGCTGCGGCCTGGGCTTGTCTGCCACGTCGATTCCCATCTGAGCGTCGGTCTCGGTCGGGTGACCGAAAAGGTTTGTTTATAGCATGAACGGTCGTTTAGGTGCTATGACGCCACGAGTCGCAGCGCCGGCCGCGTGGTCGGTGGGATGAGTGGCCACGTCGGCAGGGTCACCGGTCTGAACGTGTCGGTCTCGGGGTCGCCGGTCCAGGACGCCATGCAGCCCGGCACGCCGCACGCGTGGACCTGGAACGGTAGGTGCCCGCCCGGCAGGCCGCAGTGACAGTCGTAGGCGCGTGCGGCGCACTGGGCCACTTCGGCGGTCATCTGCCCCGGCCGCCCACGCTGTAGCCGTCGGTGTCCGGGTCGTCGTTGCTGCGCGACGTCTTGTCGTTGCCGGGGCTCTGTGCCGCGCCTTTGCTCGGTCGGCCGCTGATGCCGCGGCCCCGCTTGTTGTCGTCGGTGTTGCCAGCGGGGCCGCTCGTCGGCTTGTCTTTCGCCATGTCTTCCTGCTCTCCGGTCAGCGGGGCTTGGTCGGTACGGGCCCCGGCACCTTGCCGGGGTTCGGTCCGGGCCAGGGGCGAGAACCAGGCTTCGGGTTGGGCTTCGGGTTCGGGGGCGGTGGCGGTCTGTCTTTCGGCATGTGGCCCATGGTAGCGGCGAGACCTAGTGACGTGTCAAGTGGTGTTATCGTGTGGGCATGGGACAAGCCGTCAATGCCTTCACGCGTGAATACGCCTTCGCGTACCGCTGGCTGATCCAGCACTGCCCGCCCTGGGGCTGGCTGGCTGGCGCTCTCCTGCTGCCCGGCACGCCTGCACGCGCCGCCGTCATGGCCCTGCCCACGGCGGCGCTATCTGTCGAGGTCACAACGATCTAGACTCACCGCATGACCCAACCCGATGCAGCGGTGCCCGACTTCACTATCCCCAGGCCGCCCCACCAGTTCACCATCGACAGCGACCTGTTTCTGGCGCCGGGCTTCCTGGCCCCGTTCACGCTCAAGAAGTTGGCCAGAGAGGTCGGCCTGCTCGGTGACCTCAACAACCTGAGCGGCGATGTCGAGGCCGTCGTCAAGGCCATCGACGCGGCCGGCGCGGTCATGGCCACCCTGATGCCCGGCCCGTCCGGCCAGCTTTTCCGCGCACGACTGTTCAGCGAGGGCGGGCCCGACGACCCGCTGCCGATCGACCTCATGAAACAGGCCATCCCGGCGCTCTACTACCTGCTGGAGTGCTACGGCCTGCGCCCTACGGTGCCGTCCTCGCCCTCTTCGGATGGGTCGACGGACGGGCAGACGAGCA